TTTTCCTAGCAACAGAAAAACTACCGCCTATTAGCGGGAGTAACTCAATGGTAGAGTACCAGCTTGCCAAGTTGGATGTTGAGGGTTCGAGCCCCTTCTCCCGCTCCAAACAGGGAAAACTTCTTCCTTGTATTACCATGACCATTATGTTATAATGGTTATATTGAAGTGATGAGAGTTCATCACAAACTTGATGTTTAATTTTTAGGAGATTTATTTTATGCGTAACACAATTGTTGGTCAACCAAAAGTAGGAATGAAGAATGCTCGTAAACTCACCAAAGCTGAAGCAGACGTAACTGGACTGCCACGTTGGGTAGAGATTTACACTTCACCTGCTACTGGCGAAACTGCTTTCAAGGATTGTGATCTTGATGGTGGAGCAAAGACTGTCTTTGCTTGTCGTAAAGCACTGAATTCCCATTGGGGTGTTTAGTCTTTAATTCTCCAAGAGGGATGGGCAACCATCCCTCTTTTTTATTATGAAAACATTTATACTATTATTTTCACTTCTAATCCTTAGTGGATTTACGAAAGTTTCTAATGAAGAAATTACTTGCATGGCTAAGAATATTTATTATGAAGCTAGAGATCAAACTACTAAGGGTCAGATTGCTGTTGCACTTGTAACTATAAATAGAGTGAAGAGTAGAAGGTTTCCAAACTCTATTTGTAAAGTAGTAAAACAAGCCAACTACAAAAATGGAAAAGTAGTAAAACACAAATGTCACTTTTCATGGTTTTGTGATGGACTATCTGATATACCTAAAGATAGAATTGCATGGAAAGTTTCAAAGGTAATAGCAAGAGCAATGTTACAACAGCCTGGAGTACATATTAAAAACTTCGGTGAACGATGGGAAGTTAATGATTTTCTACATGGTGCTACTCATTATCATAGAAATGATGTTGACCCATACTGGAATCGTAATATGTTAAAAGTAGCAACAATAGGGGATCATGTTTTTTACATTGATCCTTATAGATAACATTTAACAATGGGGGATAAAATGTCTGATAAAGAAAAGAAGGGCCCCGCAACTCCAGAAGAAAAAGGTGTATACCTTTTCATGGAAGAGGTAACTCAAGAAACTTGTAAAGAACTTATCTCTTTTATTCTTACTAAGAGTTTCCAAAGGCCTAGACCTAAGTGTTTGCAGATAATAATTAATTCTCCCGGCGGAGACTTGAATGCTGCGTTTGCTGTAATTGATGTTATGAATGGATGTCCGTTTCCCGTTCATACGGTTGGATTGGGACAAATCGCATCAGCAGGTTTTATGATGTTTATCAATGGTGCTAAGGGTCATAGACTATTGACTCCCAATACTTCTATTATGTCTCATCAATGGAGTTGGGGTGCATGGGGTAAAGAGCATGAACTTATGGCTCAATCAAAAGAGTTTGAACTAACTTCACAAAGGATGATGAACCATTACAAAAAATGTACTGGTATGTCTGAAAAGAAAATCAGGCAGTATTTGTTACCTGCGACTGATGTTTGGTTGTCTGCAAAGGAATCAAAGAAACTTGGTATTTGTGATAAGATTAAGGAGTTCAAATGAGTATAGATGTTAATACTACCATAGAAGAACTTGTTAGAGATAAGAAGATTTCATACATGGAAGCTATTATTATGTATGCTGATAATGTAGATGGTGAGATTGAAATGGTCGCAAAACTTCTAAATAGGTCTATCAAAGATAAACTTGAGGCAGAAGCTAACGACTTGAATATGATGAAGAAACAAGTTACAAAATTACCTTTGTGATGAATGTGATGATGTAAGAACAATGCCACGTTTAGGAGCAGTTCTTACATTCATAATGATACTAAGAAATATAACGAAATAAGGAGTAATACATATGTCTAGTTTTAAAGATTTAAAGAATAACCGAATGAACAATTTGCAGTCATTAACAAAGCAAGTTGAGAAACTTGCAGAGAAACCATCTTATGAAGATGAACGCATTTGGAAGTGTGAAAGAGATAAAACTGGTAACGGTTATGCCGTTGTTCGTTTTCTCCCAGCACCTACAAATGAAGATGTGCCATGGGTTCGTTTATGGTCACATGGTTTCAAAGGGCCAGGTGGATGGTACATTGAGAATTCATTGACCACACCACGTTCTGATGCTCCTAGTGGAACTGATGACCCTGTATCAAAGGCAAATACTACTTTGTGGAATTCTGGTATTGAGTCTGATAAGAATATTGCGAGAGATCGAAAGCGTAAGCTAAGTTACTACTCCAATATCCTTATCCTTGAAGATTCAACAAATGCTCAGAATGAAGGTAAAGTATTTTTGTTTCGATATGGTAAGAAGATTTTCGAGAAAATCGAAAGTGTTATGAACCCAGAGTTTAAAGATGAAGAACCAATGAACCCGTTTGATTTCTGGTCTGGTGCTAACTTTAAACTCAAAATCCGTCAAGTGGAAGGTTATGCAAATTATGATAAGTCAGAGTTTGCTTCTCCATCTCCATTGTTTGACGGTGACGATGCTAAGCTAGAGGATGTTTGGAAACAACAGCATTCACTTCAAGGACTTCTTGCTCCAGAGAACTTTAAGAGTTATCAAGAGTTGGAAGCACGTTTCAATACGGTTACTGCTTCGGGAACGGGTAGTGATTACAATGAAACTATTGAGGAGAGTTCTGCTGATCCAGTTGCAAATGATGCAGCCGAATCAACATCTGAAGATACTTTAGAGTATTTTAAGAAACTAGCTGAGCAGTAGTAAATAGATAGAGGGGGAGTATCTTTTGTTATATTGGTGATTCGCCAGTATTATGTTGGTATCAAAGACTCGCGACTAGATACCTTGTGAAACCGTTTCGGTGATACTCCCCCTTTATTTTATTCCTAGTTCTTTTTCTGTAAGAACTATAAATTCCCAATCCCTCTTTTCTGCATATTTCCTTGCAGCTTTCCACTTACATTGATTTCTTACATAGGCTTTCAGTGCATTTCTATACTTATTGGTGTTTCTCTTAGGTTTCTTTGGGGGTAGGCATTGACTATGAGGTTTAATCTCAATGATATACTTTTTGACTTGACCATTAGTTGATACTACTTTCACATAGAAATCGACTAAATATCGCCTAGTTTTCTTTTCTATTGGATTATAGTAGGGAATAACTATATTCTCTGAGCCCCATTCCAATACACTTGGACGAGCATCCAAATATTTCATGTATCTTAACTCCCAGCTGGAGCGATAGTGACATTCATTGAGATCACCTACATATTTCTCCTTGTTTTTAACCTTATATTTTCCAACTCTAGGGAAATTTCTCATATATCTCTTATAAATACAGTATAGACTAATATTTATAACGGGAGTAAGAGATGGCAACAATAGATAAATTTAAAGCAATAACAAAAGCTAGTTTTGCAAGACCAAATTTATTTAAAGTTAGTATAACTAAAGATTTTGTTCATGGCCCTCAAAGAGAAGATATCTTCATAAATTGTTTTCAAGTAACTGTTCCTGGCTTAAATATAGCTACTACCAATAAAGATCAAGCGTATAGGTCTGTTGCATATCAAAAAATATATGAAGATATCACATTAGGATTTTATTGTAGTGATAATATGAAAGAATTAAGATATTTACAAAACTGGATGAATAGAATAATTCGTCCTCAAGATAATCATATTGAGTATTATACTAATTATACTGGAACAATAGATATAATAAATTTAAGCACTGGTGCAAAAACAGAAGGTAGTGTTGAAAATGAAAAAATTATGACAACAAAAATCTTAGAGGCATATCCTAAATCAATAAGTTCATTTGCAATGGATTATGGTACAACAGGAAGCATTCTGAATGTAACTGCTACATTCACATATAGAACATATATTCAGACATATGGTAGTAGTGAACCTGTAGGTGAACCTGTAAGCAAATTTTTAGCTAAGAATCTTTCAGCTGGTCAAGAAAGATTAGATATTGGTTTAATAGACAAAACATTATCAAAAACTCAAAGAAAAGAAAAATTTGATGGAACGGTAAATGAATCATCTGATGATTTAGAATTTTAATTTAACAACAATATCATTTTATATTAAGGAGTCAATGAAATGGGATTACCAAAGATTGTAGTACCAGAGTATAGTTTAATATTACCATCAACAGGTGAAGAAATAAAATACAGACCTTTCTTGATTAAGGAAGAAAAGATTCTCCTTATAGCTATGGAGAGTGAAGATGAAAAACAAATAATGGATGCAACTAAAAATGTAATTAAAAATTGTATTTTTGGTGATATTAATATTGATGAAATGCCAACATTTGATATTGAATACATTTTTCTATGGTTGAGAGGAAAAGCAAAGGGTGAAGAAATCAATTTAAAATATAAATGTCCTCAATGTGAAAATGAATTACCAGTATCGTTTAATATTGAAGATATTAAAGTAAAGAAAAACGAAGAACATAGCAATAAAATTAATATCAATGAAAATCTAGGTGTTGTAATGAAATATCCAAATATGTCATTACAAGTAAAAATAGATAATATGAAAGACATTAGTGACATTGATAAAATATTTAAAACTGTTTTATTATGTATTGATTATATTTACGATGCTGAAAAAACATATTCAACTAAAGACCATACTGCAGCTGAGATGGAAGAGTTTTTAGAATCTTTAACAGATGACCAGTTTCAAAAGATTTCTAAATTCTTTGAAACAATGCCAAAACTAAAACACGAAGTAAAATTAGAATGTAAGAATAAAGTAAAGGGTGAAGGTAAGAAAAAAGATAAAGAATGTGGGTATAAAGAAGACATGACCTTGGAGGGCCTTCAGTCTTTTTTCGCATAATCCTCTGTGATGAATCGTTGGCTAATATGATTAATACTAATTTCTCAATGATGCAACATCATAAATATTCTCTTTCTGATATAGAGAATATGATACCTTGGGAACGTGAAGTATATATGACATTATTAGTAAATCATATTGCAGAGGAAAATGAACGTATTAAACGTCAAAATCAAGGATAAGTAAAATGTCAGAAATGAAAGCTACAAAACTTGGTAGGAGTCAGGGTGGTACTATGCTTAAAGCTATGTCTATGGCTTTAAAACCTAGTGAAGAACTTTTAGAAAAACAAAAGGTTTTATTAACACACCTTACTAGAAATAGCTATAAGTCCGCTGAAGAAAAGTTGGAGAGTGGGAAGGCAGAGAAACTTAAAGCAGTTGAAGAAAAGAAACAATCTGGATTTTTGTATCAGTTGGTTATAAAGAATAAAATTCTTGAAAAAACTGGTAAAAATACTATGGAATGGATGGGGAAAAAGTGGAAATTGTTATTAGGATTGGGGTTATTTTTGTTGCCTAAATCATTTTGGACAGGGTTAAAAGATTTGATAAACAAAGTAATATTAGAAGTACCAAATATAATAGACTCTATTAAAGATGGTACATTTCTTGAAAAATATGGAAAGGGTATCGGTGAGACTATTGGTGGAGGTCTTGCTTTATATATAGCAGGTAGTGCTTTTAAAGCTATAGTACTACCAGCATTAGGTACTATCTTTAGCACTGCGATCAGCTCTATAATATTAAAGAAGACAATAAAAGATGCAATAACAAAAAACTTACCTGCCGGTGTATCAAAAGCAACTCCTAAAATAACTGCTTCTCCTACAAGTACAATGTCAACAACACCAGTAAGTAAAGCAAGTAAAGTCGGGAAGGGTATGCGTCTTTTACCTATGTTAAGTGCAGCTGGAAAAATTGCTGGTTATGCATGGGCAGCATATTCTCTTATTGATGGAATACAAACTGGTTTAAAAGAAGAATCATTTTCTGCTGGTTTTGGGCAATTTTGGCAAACAATGTGGGGAGGAATACTTGGTGATAAAACACAAGTTCAAAATCTTTTAAATGGTGTAGGTGATACAATACTGAAAGCTTCTTCTGCTATTACAAAAACATTTGTAAAATTAGCAACTATGGATTATAAGAAAAAAGCCAAAGAACTTTGGGCACCAGTACAAAAACAGTTAGATGAAAAACAGAAGAAAAAGGATGAAAGAACAAAAATACCTTCAACATCAACAAGCTTAGATTTGTCTGATGATGCACAAAAGGGTAGATTAAAAGATAAGGTTGCCAAAGCTCAGAAAAAATATAACGCAAGTCCTGCATCTTTAAAAGCATTACAGGAATTACAGAAAGCACAAGCAGAACTAAAAAATTATGGTGTAGGGTCTATACCAAAAACAGGAACAAGAACGAAAGCACCTAAATTTGTAGGAGGAACTTCTAAATCTGGTATTCAACAATTAAAAGATGATGAAGGATTTAGGCCTAAAGTATATGATGATACAGAAGGTATAAAAACTATTGGGTTTGGTTTTAATCTTGAAAGAGAAGGAACACAAAAAGCACTCGACTCTGCTGGGATTAAAAAATCAGTTGCTGATTTAAAAAGTGGAAAAGTCAATCTTACTGAAAAAGAAGCTGAAAGATTAATGATGGGTGAATATCCATATTTTCGTCAAGCTGCAAAGAGATATCTGGGTGAGGATAAATGGCCACCATTCCCAGAATCTAAAAAAGATGCATTGACTAATATGGCATATAATTTAGGTGAAAAGAGTTTAAATACATTTACTAATCTAAGAGAAGCATTAAGAAATGAGGATTATGAATTAGCAGGACAAGAAGTATTAAAATCAAAATATGCAACACAAGTTGGTGATAGAGCACATAGAATATCTGGTGCTTTATCTGCAAGTGTTCCTCCGATGGATAAATCTAATGCGTTTAATGCACAACAAAATATGAATAATGAATTGAAAGGTAGTGGAAATGGTGGGTCACAGACGATTGTAATAGATAAATCACAAAATAATACAACTGGTAGCAATACAACGACTATGGCAGTATCACCATCAGCCACCGATGGAAAACAAATTCTTAATAAAACCTAATATAAATATAAAACAATGTCAAAGATAAGATGGTCAAATGTAGATGGAGTACAGGTATCAAAATTGTTTTTTGGTAATATGTATTATTTTGAATATTTAGCTGATGTATCAGAAATATATTTTGATTCATTTCCTTTAATATTTGTAATGGGATTGCCCAAGAGTAATGACAAAGGAAAAAAATATGTCGAAGGTATAAATTTTCATCATTTTCATCCGAGGGAAAGAATTTCTTTATTTAGAACAATGAGTCGTTTCTTTACTAATAATATTATTACAGACGAGGATGAAGACGATAATGATTTAGACGAAATAATCAGTAAAGTTTATGATAATTCAACAAAGACGAAAGAAGAAGAAATGGAAGAGTTAGAAAAATCATTGAAAAAAATACCAAACGATACTCTATTGCGTGCTAGAGAATTTAAAAAAGTAATGTTCTCTTCAAGAAAATATAGATTAGCTAGGGTAGCATTTCGTAGATATAATTTAAACAATATTAATTCTAGGATAATTAGAATTTTACCTCAACAATGGTATGATGCTATAGTTGAAACACCACAAAGATTTTTTACGGGAAACCGAGGAAAAATTAAAGGTGAAAGAGTTTGGAGAGAATCAATAATCAAAAGCAGGAGAATTTAAATGCCGCCTCAATTTAACAGTTTTAATGATGGAAATGGAGATAAAGATGCTAATTTTGGTACTTTATCGTTTCCTTCTGATTTGACCGATCAACAATATTATCCTGAATGTATTAAATTTGGTATTTATAAACGCACAGGTTTGGACTTTGAAAGATTTGGTGGAGCTATAAAAGAAGGTTTTAATAATAAGGTTGCTGATGACCTAGAACAAATAAAATTTCTAAAAGGAGAAATAGCGAACAATGATAGAGAGATTGCTGCTTTAGAATTAATAGAAAGCTCTCAGGCATTGGTACAAGCATTTAGAAATAACAATGAAAAAGCTAGAGTAAAGATTAGTAAGATAACCCCTGACCTAATTGGGGCTGTAGGTGATGGTGTAAAATCTGGATTAGACAATATAGCATCACAAAATGATGAAAGACTAAGACAAGTAAGAAATCCAACAGAACGTCTAATACAAAGTATTTATTTACAAATGCCAGAGGCTTTAGTTTACAATGAACAAGTTGATTGGCAAGGTTCTGATTTAGGATTAGTTGGTGCTTTTAAAGAAGGACAACTTACTTCAGGGGTTGTTGCCGGTTCTCTATCTAATGCTGGTAGATTGTTGGGTGGTGCAGCCGGAACACTTGCAGGTATTATACCGGGCATAGGCCCAGTAGCCGCTGGAATTGTTGGCACTGTTTTAGGTAGTGAAACTGGTATTTCTGGTGGAATTGAATCAACATTTAATATTAAGGCCAATCCATATAAAGAACAAACATTTCAGGGTGTACCATTTAGACCTTTTGAATTTTCTTTTAATTTTCGTCCAAGAAATGAAACCGAGGTTGAACAAGTAGATCAAATTATTCGCTCATTTAGAGCTTTCTCTAAACCAAAGTTTAAAAATACAGGACAAAGTGGTGTATTTGCATATCCACATGAATTTCTTATTGAGTTTTTAACATTAAATAAAGGTACATATTTCAGAAACAAGTATATTCCACAAATAAAATATTGTATTTGTAAGTCAGTAAATACTAACTGGACAGGACAGGGTTGGAAATCATTTAGAGATGGTGCTCCTGTTGATATAACATTAACCTTATCTTTTGAAGAAACTGAAATTGTTACTCAAGAGGATGTTCTTGGAAAAACCAATGTTGGTGATTTTGCAAGTTTTAAAGGAAATTTCTAATGGCATATTTTAATTATTTTCCAACTACTGTATATGATGTTCGTGGTGATAAGAACAATGTAAGAATAGATAGAGTCACTAATGTTCTAGTAAGAGCTAGAAAGAAATTGGAAATTACTAATGCAGCTTTTTTTGAACAATACTTTATACGAGATAGTGATAGGGCAGACACACTTGCATATCAATATTATGGTGATTCTACATTACATTGGTTGATTATGTATGCAAACTACATGACTAATCCATATTATGATTGGCCACTTACTTATTTTGATTTACAAAAGTTTATTGATAAGAAGTATCCTAATAATAGAAATGGTATTCATCATTGGGAAAACTCTGATGGTAAAGTAGTAGACGAGCC